CAAGTGTACAGTTGGAAAAATTTACCGCTTTTAAATTATAATTATAAGCAAATATAGAAGTACGTAAAGTTACATTGGTTAGTGTAGTCTTTTCCAAACTATAACAATTAAAGAATACATACCCAAAACTTGCATTTGAGTAAGTATTAATTGGCATTTTAACGTATTTTAAATTACATACACAATAACACATTGAATCAAAATTACTGCAAGAAAGAAGACTATCTGGCAAAATAAGTGCAACAAGTGATATTGTTTGACCAAAACCAGAATTAAGTGCTGTAAGCCCAGTTGTGCCAAAATAAGCCTCTAAGATGGGAAGTACCATATTTGATGAATAAGACACATAGTTAGTTGGTGCTTTAGCGGCAAAATAAGTAATTGTATTACTCGCCCATATCCTTATCTTATACGTCGAATAACCCAAAGAACAAGGCTTGCCTGAACCCACAACATACTGATGCTGAGCTATTGTGTTAGAAGAATGAGAGGTTTGAGTATCATCTCCCCAATCAACATAGTAAGTGCCTGAGCTGGCAACATTTACCTGAAATGCAACTGCTGCTACACTAAAATCTCCAACAAGTAAGTTTATTTCATTGTTGGCAACATCCGAGACATCAACCCACTCGGGATGATGCCACCATTTGTCTGCACTCATACCTATTTGCTGCACTCCAATAGAGGCAGCTACTCCTGTTTGTCCTATAATTGCATCCATAGCATTGTCTTTTATTAAAACATTGATACCCATAGTTGTAAGATTTAGCTCAGTGGTACAGTAACATTAAGTATACCAATATCAGTATTCTCATTGATTGATGAAGTTACAAGCTTAACGTCATAGAAATACCTTCCTTCCCAGAGTTGACTTGTATCTGTAGTCTCAAGAGTTACATCACACTTACCGTGTGTTGGGTCAGAGAATGTGGTTATAACTTTCTGTATTGCATTAGCATTAGCACCTGGTGCCTTAACAGTGAAAGTTACAGTTCCTCCAGTAATGTCTATAGCATTACCATCAGCATCTTTAAAAGTTATAGGTATTACAACCTTATTACCTCTCCTAATGTTTATTGTGTCCATAGTTCTTAAATTTTAGTGTTTAATTGTTCAACTTTATCAATTAATTGTTGTACTGCTCTCCACAGTATTTCTATAAGGTAATCCTTAGCTACGCCAAGATATTCACCTTTCTCTTTATATCCTTCTACATTAGCCACAGCTGCTGGATATACCTCAAGCATATCCTGAGCAATCCATCCCATACTTCTTGTCTTTGTATCCTTAAAGGTAAATTCCTTCAGTGGGGCAGCTTTAATAATGCTCAATGCATCCAGTGTAGCCTCAGTAATATCTTCCTTTAATCTCTCATCCGAAGAACTCACAAAAGACAGAGTTCCTGTATCTATATTACATTGTATGTATCCCTTATCATTACCTGCACTACTTGCCTTGAAAGAAATAACCTTGCAAGTGCCAGAAGATAAAGCATATTGGTGCAACAACAAAACTGGATTATCAGAGTTATAGTTTCTTATAATGTACATAGGAAAACTTTCACTATCACTTCTAAATCTTACCAGCCCATATACATCCATCATATAAGAAGCATCAGTTTGGTCAGTTCTCCAATAATGAGTGTCATCCTTAATATTTTGGAATCCTGACTTCCCTATTTGAACAAATCCTCCTGATACTCCTCTTAAGTAAACTTCATAAGCACATACATTGTAAGTGATAGTCAGGTTATGATAGGAAGTGTACTCATAATCTTCTACCCATTCATTTCCTCCCAGATACTTCCAAACAGTATTCTCCCTTCTTTCATTCACACTATTAGTAATGGAATAAACAATCTTAAAATACACCTGTGATGTAGTGATAGTACCCAGATTAAGATTAACAGCTACATCAACATAGTTAGGATAGCCACTACCATTTTGTGGAGCAAATTGAGGTGAGGTTACTGAACTTGAACCAAGCAGTGTATTACTACTATTATAGACATAAACGGTGGCAGTTATTTGGTACCAACCGTTAATATAATTAACGTAGGTTAGACCATCTGTGTTATTAGTGTCATCAGCATCCAGGGTATAAGAAATGTAAATTCTCAGCTTATAAGAGAATGAATATATCTTATTAGCTGCAACCTCTATATGATATGAAGGTGTCTGTAAAGAAGTATAAGTTTTTATAATATTATCATTTAAAGTTGATTGGGATTGTATATAGTAAGGTGGATTAGATAAGTTAGTAAAACTGGTAAGAGCATGAGTATTTGTGGTATAATCAATAGCATTGGTCCCAGTCCAGGCTAGACTTGAACCTCCTGTAAAATAACTTACCCCACCAATATTACCCTTCCAAATATTTATCCTTTGAATACCTGAAGAATCATACAGATTTATTTCCTGTCCTACTGAAATAGAACCATTAGAGTCTGAAGCACTTAAATACCCTCCACTAATATTCCAGTTACCTATCTTACCTGATGTAGCATTAACTGCTCCTTCCAGATAAGCCAGATTACTCCAAAACCCATATCCTGAAATAGCCTGTCCATTAAAAGTCAATCCCTGTAAATTACCCATCCTTGCTTTAAGCTGGGTAGATTGATTAAAGGTAAAAGAGTTAACTCCATCCCATACTTCTATAACAGGCTTGGCAAAGTCTGAACTTGAAGCATTGAGCAAAACAAATGACCTTCTTGAACTATCAGTAGTATTACCAAACCTCACAAAGTCTTTTCCTGCTATGTTAACCTGGGTAGGAGTGGAGCCATCGGGATTTACTACGTAAATACGTTTGGTTGAAGTGTTAGTTGAGTATACTTTGTATCTGTACTGCGTTACATCATTGCCATTAAATTCCTGTGCCCAGATAAGGTCATTAGTACTTACTGTAATCTCTCCAGCACTTTCTACGGTAAAGTAGTATTTAGAAATTCCAGAATCCCACAATAATCCTTCATAAGCTTTGACAGTATCTGAAACTAACAAAGCTCCATTAGTGGCTCGGTACTTGTTTACTCTTAACTCAAATACATTCATTGTACCCCTCACACTGAGCTTGTCTAGTTCTAAGTTATACAAATTATTACTATCCTTCCATAACTTATAACCTGAACCTACCAATCCAGAAGAGTAACTAATTGTTCTACTGGTAATACTATCTGCTGTAATGTCTCCTATTGAAGTAAGAGATGTACTATATAGAGAAGCATCCAAATTAAGCCTTGTAGTATTATCAGGGTTGGTTGTACCAGTATAGAAATGTACCAGGGAAGATTGCTTGGAAGAATATGGCATATACTTGAAAGTAGCCAGGTCCCAATATAAGATATCAGATTGAATACCTATATTGGTTAGATTACCCCAATGTACCTGTGCTTGCCCTGGAGTTTGTAATTGTGTTTTAGTATAATACCTATCATCATGATTATGTGCAGATAGAGAAAAAGATGATGGTGAGTAAGAACTACTGGTAAGTGACCCATCAGTTGCCAGCACAGGAAAATTACCAGCAACTGCACCAGGTACTAAAGGAATATATGACCCTACTGCATTAGAGATTGCACTATGCAAAACACTAAGAGGCATAGGAAGCAGTGTAGCATCCTTGCCTACTCTTATGGCCTTATTGCCTGTAGTAGTAAGTATTTTTACATCCTCACCTGCCATAGTTTATTTCTCTCCTGATACTTTATTCTTTAAAGAAGTTTCAGCTTTTAACCTTTCCCTTTGCATGGCAGCATCATCCTTCATCCTTTGCAACCTCTCCTTTGCTGCTATCTCATCAGCTTTAAGCTGTAACTTCCTTGCTTCAATCTGAAGTTTAATTGCTTGCTCTCTTTCAGCACGTAAAGCCGCCTGCTTATCTCTAAATTCCTTGTTAATAATCTCTTGCTTCTTTATCTCATCATTTATACCTTTTCTACCTTCAGATACAGCATAATCTTTATTTGCTTGCATAGCTGCTATCTCAAGGTCTATCTGAGCTTGCATATCAATCTTGTATTGTTCAAGGTCTAGCTCCCTATTCTTAATATCAAGCTCTTGCTGTAATATAGCTTGCTGGCGAGCCATCGCGTCATCAAGCTCTTGCTTCCTAAGCTGCATCTCTTGCTGCTGAGCTGCCTCTACTCTAGCTTCATATTCTTCAATCTTCTTCTGTAGAGCAGCGGGGTTCTTGGTTCTATAAAGGTCAAGTATAAGTGATAGAGGAGCACCTTTATTAATAAGCTGAGGTACCATAGATTGCATGGTCCTGAGCATAAGAGAGTCTGAAGAAGAACCAGATACATCTACACCATACTCACTCTCTACAAACATCTCCCAGTCAAAGTCAAGTATTGCCATAGAACCATCATCAAGAGCATATTGACGTTTGAATGACTTGTCTTTCCATGCTACCTTAGCAGCTTCAAGTAAAGCTCTCAAAGCTCTTGATATGGTATTCTCATGCACAGAGAACCACTCTTCTGTAGAGAGAGAAGATTGAACAATAGACCTCTCTACCCCACCAACAGTTTCTCTGTTATCTATTGCTCCTCTTCTTTGTGGTGTTATACCACACAGATTATCAAGTTGTCTCTTTATGAAGTCAAGAATAACAAATGTCTGACTTATCTCCTGAGCAAATGACAGGTCAATGACAGAAGAACTCTCATTCATAGTACCAGCAAGCTTACCTGTAGCTGCACCTACATTGCCTTCATTAAAAGCATCTATAGGTAGCCATCCAAGATATTCTGCATAGTACATAATCTTATCCATATTCCATCCTGGAGGCATCAGATGAAGAGGGAGCTTACCTATTCTTCCCTTAGACTTAATGAACAAGTCAAGTAACTTATGCATAAAGGCATTGAATAGATATTGATAGTCTTTGCCCATATCAACTAATGAACGTGCCTTAGATGCATTAGTATTCATGATAGTACCCACAATACCTGGAGAAGACCTGGATATATTATCCATATGTCTCATCTGAATATCACAGGGCTGCATCTTAATGTATATGTCATTGCCAATCTTTGTACCTTCATACCATTCACTAACCCAATACCATGTGACTACTTCACCAAGTTCTTCTCTGACAGGATATCCTTCAGGAACAAGCTTTTTAAGTCTATCTCCTGCCTCATCAAAATACTCAAGCACACCTATCTGTCTCATGCCTTTCCATACAGTACGTATAACTCGAATATTACCCTGTGCATCATAATTACCACTGAATACTCCTGTATTGCTTGCTGTAGCTGTAACAAGATTACCAAGTCCCATCTGTTGTACATAAGCATCAAGATTAACATCTGTGGACTTACCCATGCTCAGGCTAGCTACAAGTCCCGCAGTGAGCTTCTGTCCCTCTTCTATCTGCTTAATCTGCTGAGGAGTTAGATACTCATAGTATCTATCAATAACTTCACCTATGGGTAGGTAACTTTCTTCAACAATAATATCTGAATCTTCAATCTTCCAGGAATCTCCACTACGTAGTGTAAATATACTATTGGGATTAGCCTTTCTGAGGATAGGCTCACCACCAATAACATCAATAATATAAATCTCTTCTGCTACTATGAGCAAGTCTTTAAATCCACGACTAAACTCTTCCCGTAACATCTGAGTTTTGAATAAATAGTCCAGAGTATCCTGAGCCATCTTTTCTCTTCTGTCAAGATATCTGGATTTACTCCATTGCACTATATCCTGAATGTCTTTCTTAACTTTTTCTTCATCATAAGCTTCTTTCTGTAAAGTCTGAAAGAGATATTGCATGAACTCTTGATTTACTCTCTCAAGCTTCTGATTAACTATATCACTATTAATCACAGTGACATGAGGTACTATCAACCTGTTTCTTTCTTCTCCACAAAGTAGCTGAATGTTATCACTCAGGATAGGGTAGTTTCTATATACAGTAGGAAAGTATACATCCTGTAATCTCAGTGGGTTAGTTATTCTCTCAATCTCAGCTTTTTCAATGATACCATTAATAAGGTTATAGTTAATAAGCTTTTCTCTCTTTGTGCTTCTCACCCCTGAACTATTATATAGTCCACCATAGGTTACAAGAGATGCTCCAGCATCAATGCATTGCTTGAAGAAGTCTGTAGTCTTTTCTGCATCCTTTCTCTTCTGTGAAGGAAAGTATGTAAGACTAGTATTGTTTGGACTAATTATTGCAGGTGTTTTAGCCATAATACTCAACAAATAATAATATGTGTGACAAAGATACTAAAATTTTAAACATACATAACAAGGGTATAAACTTTTCATATAGTATCTAATTAATCTATAACATATTGACTATATACAACCTTACCTACATGCCTTGACCAGAAGGGGTCATCTCTTATAGTCTTGACATTCTTAACAAGCTTGGTTATGGTCTTTACCTTATCTTCTCTGTATATCATCAACATGCCAAGTGCTGATACGTCATCGAAGTTACCTTTGTCATTCCATGCAGCTAACTCCTTAAGTAAAGGTACAGAGCGAAGTATATCATAGTTTGTTACTTCACTCTCCTGGTCATAGCCATATGCTGGCCTGGATAGCCAGTGCATAGCAAGTTCTATTCCCAAAGCATTCACCTTCTCACTCGGTGCAGTACCCTTCTTGTTATTACCTATGAGATTGCCTGTAGATAGTCCTTTCTCACTTAATATTTCAGGTTCATCTGCTAACAAGTGCAGGGAGTTATGATTGTAGAAGTACGTATAAATACCAAGGTTAGAGCGTTCATAGTTAGCTACAGCACCATAATATTTAAGTATTCTCCTGCAGTTCTCATAGAATACATTAGAAGGAGGTCTGCCCTTGTAGTGACATACAATCCTATCTGTATAAGTGTCAAGGACAAGCAATGAACCAAGTGATACTGTTGAGGATACATCCTTATCATAGCTATCTATACCTGCTATGTATCTACCAGAGATGGGCTTACCATCTTGTCCCAGTACAGGATGTTCATATATCTCAATACATCCTGGCTTGTTCTTATTATCTCTGATAGGAAAGTCATAAATAGGTTGATTGACAGTATCATGTGTAAACTTTACTCCACCCGTAGATACATCTATTTCAAGAGCAGCTCTATAGATACTTGACAGATACTTATTAGGATTAGCCATTATCTCTCCCAGCCTGGCATTACATCTTGCCGCATCAAATACATTACCAGATATACGCAAGAATGCCTGTGCAGGAGTCTTAGGCTGCTGAGTTAAGAACTTAAGGTATGCCTGTCTGCTTGTTTTCTTCCTTAACTCTGCCTTTTCATCAAGTAACTTCTCTGCAATATCTCTTATACTATTACCTTCTAAATCTACAGCCTCATATAACTCTTCCTTCTCTTGCTTTGTTCCATCAGGTAGTGAGATAGTTACTTTCTTAACATAAGTACCTGGATAATACCACATATCATCTATGAACCAACCACAATCTCCTACAGCATTCTCATCATATATATTCTGATATGCTCTAAGTCCATAAGGCGCAGGATTATAAAACATCTCAGCAAAGTCCTGAGTGCCATCTTCCATATCACCACCTGTACCATAGATAAAGGGTACTCCTGTCATTATATCCCCATCACGTATAGTAGGCTCAAAGATAGCATAGGCTTCAAGTAATTCTCTGAACCTACCAGCTTCTTCAACCCCTATCACATCAACAGACTCACCGATGTTCTTGAAGGGATTATCCTTATAAGATACGGCCTGTATCTCACTCATATATCCTTCTTCTATCTCAATACCTTCTTCATTGACATAGATAAAGCTTGCCCTGAAGTGGTCTCTCTTGTCTAGCTTATCCCTTCTCTTGGCAAAAGCTGTATGCTTATTTACATGATTGAGTGTAAAGTGTATAGCATCAAGAGTAGCCTTGTAATGCTGCTTCTCATAAGCAGCAAGAATATTATTAGATGCGGGAAGGAAGTTAAAGTTATAACTGAATATACCATTAGCAGTGAAGAAGGTTATACCCTTACGTCTGGATTTAGCTATTATCATACCCTGCTTTGGTATGTCTATATAAGGACCCTCTGCAAAGGACTTTTCTACTTCATTAGAAAGATAGTAAATATGGTCAAGGAATTTAGGAAAGGTAAGTATCTTCCTTGTACTGCTCTCTTTATGTGTGAGTGGGTCAACAGGGCGTGCTTTAATCATACCAAAGTTAAGGTAATAGTATAATCTGCCTGGTATTCTTACTCCACCAACAGAATATCCTTCAAGTATTCTCTTCTCCTGTTCATCCCAGTATTCATCATAATCTCTTGTGCCTTTTGGTGCATCTATATAATATCCATACCTGAGGAAATGCCTTGCCTCTTCATTAAACACATAAGGGTTAATGAACTTAAGATATTGCTGGTCTGTATTTCTTACAGGATTGTCTGTAACACCAAACTCAGACCAGGGTTTTGCTACAATGATATCATCTGATATCTTTACAAGTTTTGACATATTTACCAATATCTTTATATATGAGTTCAACAAGATAGCCTATTAGATAAGCCCAAGGTTCCTGAAAGTCTTTCTTTACAGTAAGCTCACCTACATCATCAAATATAGCTGCAGCAGCATGAAAAGCTTCGTGTGCTACAATACCAGGAGTAAGTGGATTCTTCATTACGTCTGATATGCAAAAGGCACACACTATAGCCTTTCTATTATACTCTCCTTCCGGTATACTCACACGCACAGTAACAGCACTTGCAATATCAGATGTATCAATAGGTTCTACATGCAACTTATGAAATATACTATCGAAGAAATCTTCAGATGTAATACCTACAATAAATAAAAACTTGTACAAATCCAGATGATGATAAAACACTTTTGTCATTATACGCTACGTTTAGTATATTTATCTCTTTTACTCTTTGGCACTTCTCTTGGATTAATTGTACCTCCTCCTCTGATACGTGCATTCTCAACCATTTCCTTATCCACAATGTCCTTAAGGTTCTTTATTGCAGTAAGCATCTTCTGAACCTTCTCTACATTGGACAGGTATTGTTCAGTAACCTTGCCTGCTGTATCATCAGCAAGTCCCTCTGCTGCATTTCTGAAGTATTGCCTTATCTTAAACAGTCCATACTCTACATCTTCAAGAAGACCCATAGAGTAAGTTTTATGAATCTCCTTATACTTGCTAATGGCCTTTTTAATAGCATCATCTTCCTTCCAGTCAGGTTGAGATATTACACTTTCCTTTACCTTCTCACTACGTACTTCTTCATCATAGTTTCGATAAGGAGAGCTAATATCTGCTATGTAGAATACATAAGCCAGGTCTTCAATAGCCTTCTCTTTAGACCTGGTCTTATCTCTATCCCACAGAGCCTTAAACTCCTTTATCAGCAGAGCTTCAGGAGCTATAATTACCTGCTTCTCCTTCAAGTCGAATAGTTTGAGCTTCATGAAGCCTCCTTTCTTTTTCTTTTCTTCTCTTATTCACTATCTTATCAAGCACATACTTCATATCATCAGGACAGGCAAAAGAGCCTAATCCCTTTACCCTGATAGTAGGGAAATAAAGGTTATCCCTATCAGGAGCACTGCCCATATAATACCTCACAGCACGGAATGTACCTACTATCACATCCCTTACCTGGTCCTTACTTATACCATACTTCTCAGCAAGCTCTGTAATTATCTGCTTGGTATTTATTGTATTCATAGTGGTAAGAGTTTTACTTTCCTTCCTGAGCTATTATTTCTTGACCTGCTTATAGCACCACAACTCTGGCATCTAAACATAGCATAAGCATATGCTGCTGTAGTATATTGCTTATCTGTAATGGAAGTTACCTGAGTACTCCCACAATAGGGACATACATACTCAGTATCATAGTTTTCATAAAGTCCTGTATTGTGATGCCCAACCACATAAGGTCTTAGTATATAATACAGCTTTTCAAGAATGAGTACATCGCGCTTATTGTATATAGCCAGCTCAGATAGTGCAGAAGCATCTCCTTCCATACATCTTTTCCACAGAGAGAAGTCTACATGTATTTTGCCATCTATATTAAAATAATTAGCCAGAGCGTTTAAACTATTGCCCGGGAAGGCAAATTTACGTCTGGCTGTCTTAATCAAATCAACTGACTTATACTGAGCTGGTTTACTTATACCATACTTGACTATTCGTGTGTTGATATGTCGTAAGTCAAATTTATCTCCATTGTAGGATACAACAACATCAGCTTTGTCAAGTAGTGCCTGTAATCTTTGTATAATCCTTGAATCATCTTCTCTTAATACTTCTTCTGTAGATAGTACTGCAGTAATAAAGTTTGAAGCATCATTCCATTTAGCACAGAATGCCAGCATAAACCATGCATCAATAAGTTGCTCTGTGCATATGTTTTCTTTCCATAGCTTCCATACATAAGCTTTATTTGGTGCAGTCTCTATATCAATGAACAGGATTTTAGGCTTAGCTTCTTCCTCTGCTCTCCAGAGATATCCACAGGATTGTCTACCATACTTAACTGCAGCTCTTATGGTAGATTCATTAACACCCATAGTCTGTGCCGCATCGTTTATTGAATTATATGTATATACGGGTGTTCCGTTTAATTCATACTGAGTGATTTTTCTTCCAACCATATGAAATTAGAGTTTTTATATTCTTCAACAATAATAGTTAATGGATGGCTCACTAACTTCAATGTAAAAGGCTTCCCCGAAGATGCCAGTGCTGTATAGAGATGTTGCATAACTTCAGCAGGGTTTTCTCCATTCTGCAAGTAAATCTTAGAGGTTATCTTTACGTTGAAATTTAATAGTGAGCTCATCTAATGTTCCAATTGGATAGTTTAACGTATAATTTGTAATAAGTCCAGATTGTCTTATTCTACTTAAATATGTGTTGAATACTCCAATCTTTATACCAAGCATCTCACATATCTCCTTACGAGATTGTGGTGTAAACAGTAAAGTTTCTATGTGGGAATTATCCTTTACTCCATCAGCTATGAGCTTATTCCTTTTGATAAGAAGAGTAGCATAGAGCTGGAGTTCTCTCTCTGATGAATCGCTGAATCCCTTTACCCCCAAAGAACCTAATATTCTGAATACGAGCATATATTTCTTAAACTCCGAGTCAACAGTTACCTGGATTACTTTACTTGCCATAACGTGACTTTTGAGGAATTTTAACTAACTTACCTTTCAGGTAATGCTTTGTTTGTTTCTGTAAGTCAGTACGTAGTTTTCTATACATCTCATATTCTATATGAGGAGGTCTTTCACCACGTACTAACATTACTATATCCTCTGTAGAAAGAGGAATGCCTTGTTTATCATCCATTTTTTGTATCAATAGTTACATTAGTTTTGGTATCTCGAGCAGCCTGATATTTCTTCTTCAAGGCTGTATTGGAATGCCTGTTCTTAAACTCATTTGCTACCTTCTTCTTGTAACGTACAATTATCTTACTAAGGTGGCTTAGAGGAAACTCTTTCATCTCAAACTCAGAAGCCCTCTCATCATCTGAGTGTAAGTACCAGCGGTCTGTAGGGTCATAATACTTAATGGTGATGGTGGGTACTTTCTTACCCTTGAATTCACCAACAGTTTGTTCTACTGAAACCTTGTTCCACTTTCTTGTAAAAAGAACGTATAGAGCAAGTAGCCTTTTCAAGTAGTACAGCTTGAAATCTAAGCTTTCTCTAACCATAAATTGAGATGTGTTTATTAGTACTGACTAATACCATCAAAATGACGAGCAAATGTACAAAATAATTTTATTTTCTCACACCAAAAATTATTTACAAAAATTAATATTGTATGTAGTTATACTACCCTGTAACTATCTGTATATCAGTATGCCTGAAGTTATGTATCTGATTGTGTGTAACTTGAGAAGCCTGGCACAATTCTTGGAATTATAATTATAATAATATAATAATATAATATATAATAATGTAGTAAGTAAAACCTGTACTTCTTTGAAGATAGGATAAGGGGGTGTGGGGGAGAAGGAAAGAATCTTTCTTAAAACCCTAAATGCCAAAATTGCATTAGAAGCAATCTGAGGGGTCAAATTAAGAGGCTATTTTCAAAGTTGAGTTATCTATCCACTTCGATAGAAAATTAAAATTTGAGCCACTAAAATGCAAAATTTGGCATATGTTCCTTTACCATACCAAATCAGTGATTTTCTGGAAATGCCTGATACTGCTGTATTGTAGAATAACTTGCTGATAATGAGAAGTTTGCTGTTTGTACCACACTGAAAACCCCTGCCTTAAAAATTTTTTATAAAATTTTTCCTTATACCCCCTCCCTGTATTATACCTCATACCAAAATTTCTCCCTACCCCCTCCCATACCTACCTTAAAAATTTTTTTAAAATTTTTCCAAACCCCTACTCACTACTGCCTAATAACTTTCTTTGGGAGAATAGACTAGTTTGTGAGGGTGGACCACCTCTCTCAAACCCCCCGTGTACTTTGGCAAATTGGCATTCATGTCTAATCAAAGACCCAAGGGGGGGCTCAACCCCGCCCTCTTTGAAGAAGCCTTCTCTGCGAAGGCTACTTCAGGGGGGCAAGAGTTAACCCCCGAGAGCTTGTCAGCTCTCTCAGCCACCAACCTTGTGGTGGCTGAGATGAGCTTGGCTATCTTGGGCTATGTGCCCAAGATAGCCAGCTTCACGACCAAAGATGGTCGTGAAGTGACATTTGTTCCTTATGATGAATTAAGAATCATAAGGGACAAATTGAGGGCTTACTGGAAGTAAGCCCTCTCTCACTGGCCACACCCTTGGCCAGGTAAATAAGCTGCCTATTGCAGGCAGCATGGGTTTTTTTTAACTTCCCCCACTCAGGGGGTGGAGTATCCTGCTAGGCAGGATATACTCAACTCAACTCAGTTGAGACTCCACCCCCTGAAAGTGTTGGTATTGGCTTGAACCAGTTGCCTACACGCCATCCCTGGGGAGAAGTACATAGGCCATAGTCCTGGCAGTAGCGCCGGATATAAGGATTATGGCCAAGAGATATTGGGTGACCACGGCCTTAGACGATATTTACCATAGTTGTGGTGACTATGGATATAAAAATTTACTACCATGAAAAGAGTATGAAAAAATGGTTATATCTGTATGATATAACCTTAATTTTATGCGCAGTGTTCTTCATAACTTTTTTTGCAATTACAAGGGAGACACTGAGTGGCCAGGCAAGGCTTATACTTGCCGGAGCCTCGGCAGTATCCTTTGTGATGCTGCTGATACGCAAAAGTTAAGGTTATCATACAACAAGAATTGTGTGTGCGCGCATTTGACATAGATGAATCAATAAGTCTATGGGTTATAAGCATACACTCTTATCAAATGCATTTATGGCGACACCAGCCAAAGATGAAAATACTACCATAGGTGTGATGGTAGAAAATATTGTATTATGAAAAATATCAAAATAATAAAGACCGTAGAAGACGGTCCGGTGATTATTGATGGATTCACCAAATTGTTGGTGGTATCTCCAAATTTAATTAGAGAGATGCCAATGAAGAGCATTCCCGAATGCAAGGATTTACCTTGCAGTGTAAAGGAGTTTACTACCA